GGCAGATTTCTATAATAGAATCGACCAGTTTTGGGAAGATAGCCTCGATATTAGCGAGTGCCGTAAAACGGCAAGAAGCCAAGACCTTTAAAGTCTTAGCTCCCGAGGTAGGACCTCTAGTACTATCTCGCAAACCGTTCAAATCGCTATGCGGAAACGCTCAAATCTTAAAAGAGTTTGAAGCGTTAAAACGCAATTTAGCGACGAGAACGATTCGCCCAAGTCCCTCGATGGAATACATCATCGCTGCTCAAAAATCTAAATTAGATTTTATGGCAGGCGATCATACTTTCCAAAAAGGTGACCTGGAATTAGCGATTACCGCGCTACAAGACAAATTGCTCGAATTTGAAAAGCAACATGCATCTTTATTATTTAAATCTTCTAAATTAGAAGATGATATAAAAGATGCTGTTGCTGACAAAGACGATGCAAAAGCTACTACATTTAATGAAGAGCTTGTCGCTGTTAGCAAAGGTATCGTGACCTTAGAGAAAAACACTATTAGCTATAGGGCTGAAATCGAACTCCTTAAAAAATGGATTTCATCCATGAAAGGAGCGATTGCGACCACAGCTTATCCTGTTTCTCTCCCCGAGATCTCTGAGTGCCGGTTTAAGGCTCGAAAAGGGCTCTCTGATAAAGATATCAGAGAGTTATTCGAGTTTTGCCGATCATTGTCGAAGTTCGAAATTAAATTCGTCGACATGACCGGTTTTCTTACCGACACCCAAGATCTCAGGGACCTGACTACGGACGAAGCTTCCTCGCTTAATTCCGATAAACCCGGTGAGGCACTTAGTGCCTACCGGTATATCGTAAATCTACGAGGTCCTTCGAACCGAAAAATCAGTAGGGTAGCAGTCCCCGTCAAATATTCCCAGACAGTTCAAAAAACTGTACTTGGAACTATGTGCGAGAACTGTTCCCTGTTCATAGAGGAATGTACATGTGAGCCACAATTAGTTAAGCTGATTGAGGTCAAGCACGTCGAAAAACGGCCTGCTCAAATCAATATACAGATCCCTAAACCCAAAGCTCCTCAGCAAGTCTCGGCTCCAAGTGCTCCGGTTAAAAAACCAGAACCAGTTGGATCTCAGCTTGCTGAAAAGCCTGGTGAACAAATTAAAGAGGAGAGTGTAATTCCTTCATCTTCTGTGATATCCTTCTATTTAGATGGAGTTCACAGAAAAGAGTCAAGAATTTACTCTGATCTTTACAATCTTTCTCAAAGCCATGAGATTACTAGAATAGAATGCAACTGTTCAGTTATATTCTCGACCATGCGCCCATTTTGGGCACATGCCGCGAGAATACATCTTGCCAGTTATGCAGAACTTATTTCTAAGTATCCAAATGTTGCTTTGCCAGTATGCGAACTCTGTCATACGCGTTATGCGGATGATAGAAAACATGCTTGTGTGAACAACACTGGAAAGAAAGATTTTGATTACCTGTACGTACACAGAGTGCAATTAATAAAGCACTTGCGTACAGCAGCTCCTATGATCCTAAAAGATCGGAAATCTGGTGTATTAGAAGAACAATATGGCATTTATGCCTCAGAGGGCTTCTATATCCCAGAATTTCCTTCTACGGGACCTGCTAACAGAGTAATCTTTCGTTGCTATTCTCATGCAACTCTCAGGAAAGAGCGTCCTCATCTGTGCGCCAGATTGAAATCCTTAATGGATGATTCAATGTGGGCACCAGAATATGACGATCTTGACGAGACGCCATGGGATAGCGAACGAAAGCTATCGGAAATTCTTCTGGATCCTAAGAAATCGAAGGCGGATAATATCCTCCCCGATCCTAAGCCAGTAGAATCTAAGAAAAGCGCTGTCAAGATGTATAAAGTCTCAGAACTCGCTCTCGTTCATCTTTATGATGAATTGAGAAACGGTTCCGAAAACTTAGACACAATTTGGCAGAATTTCCACAATTCGTTGGAAGAGCTGGATCAGGATATTTCAAAAGTATCTTATGTCCAGGCTGTAAAAGCCAAGGCTCCTCCAAAGGAAAAGGTTCCTTCTAAGAAGAACGATCAACCGCAGGTTAAACCTACGGGAAATCCTCCTTCAAAGAAAAAGGAATCTCTCCCTCCGAATTCGGTTCAGGAAATAGTAGTGCGTCTGACTAAAGGCGAGAAAGGCTCTTACCGGTGGTTAAGAAAAGCTTTGGAGTTAAACCCCGAAGCTGCTCAAGCCGATTACGGTAAGTCTCTTACAGTTAAAACTTTTGATACTTGGATGAAAAATCATCAAGTACCTGAAGTAAAATCTGATAAAGAGAAGCCTTCTCTCGTCAAAGAGATCAATGATGCCTGGGCTGACTTCAAAAAGAAGAACCCCAAGGTTAAGGTCTATAAAAACCCGTCATCACGCACGGAACAACAAGCTCTAGATTTGAGAAAGCGGCTTTGGAAAAAAGCTCGGTCTTTATCAGAAGAAGATAAGAAGAAGATAAATCTTCCTCAAGTTTTGGTTAAACCAAAACAGTCTTCAGATGATGAGGACGAGCCAAAAAGCCGTTCCAAAAATTCTAGATCAGAATCTACCGATTCGCCATACAAAACGTTTTTCGACGCTTTTATGAAGGGTTTCTTTGCTCAAAAGTCTTGAGCTGCCCTTCCCGAATATCGGTGTATGGCCCTCGGTCTCTAGCCTTTTTAGGGTATAAAGTTCTCCACGGACAATTTATTGTCCCTAGAAAACCTTTACCCGTTCCAAGAGCTAGAGTCACTTTAGAGATATTGTCAAAGACATCAGGTCGAAGAAGAATACGATTACTCCGTAAAAACGGACTCATCGCTTCTCCTTTGGTACCTGAAGACATCCGAAAATATGCTAGTAAATCTGATTTTATCAGATTTCTAAACATAGTCGAGGATAGTCTGCCTACTAGTAAGCTGTCTGAACTCTTTTTGGCTTCTTTCGAAGCTTTTAATGCTTTTTATATAAGTGTAAAAACTTATAATAAAGGTTATAAGCTGACAAAAGAATTCGAAAAGAATATCTCTTTAATGAAGTGCCACTTCCTTAATAACCCTACTACGGTTCCCGAAGAGTTAAAACTCATTTGGAACAGTTTTAGGGCTGAGGTTATAGAAAGAAGAGAACGGATTCAAAACCCGTTTTCATATTTCTACCCCCTAGGAGTTAGCGATTCTGCGAAACTTCAAGCTAGCATGGTCATCCGTGGACTACCAAAATATAATTTGGATCTTGAGCCCTTTCTTAAAAAGACTCAAGACGTCTGGACGGCTAATGTGCCAAAGCCTAATTTAGAAGAATGGAATTCTTGGATTAAAGAATGGGTCGATTTTTATCGGCCCGTTAATTTACCAGATTTCTATCCTTTTAGCTTAGGCACAAGTGCATGCTTGGAGAAATCCCGCAGGAAAGGGGGAGTAAGAGAGGCGACAAAAGAAATAATGTCGACAACTTTAAATCCTAAAAGACAATCTCAATTTGACAAATATTTGTCAAATATTAGGAGAGAGTCTTTAGGAAAAGTTGCGCTTGACCCTTATAGGTCAAGTTATTATCTTTTAATGGCCTGCCTTACAATATTAGAGCCATGTATCTCTCATGCCAGAAAATGCAATGGGGGGTGTAAATTTATAAGTTCGCACCCGCCCATGTGTATTCTAGCAATTAGAGAACGTGGTTTTAAAGTCAGACTGCCGACTATGACTGTCGCTCCTATCGTAATACTTTCTAAAGCATTGCGACAAGTTGCGGAGTTATATCTGCGTTCTGACCCCAGAATTAAACCTTCTCTCGACGGAACCGTTGTAGAGGAATTAGGTTTTTCTGGACAAGGAGGATATAGATCGCAAGATCTTACGGTTGCTACCGACCACCATCATGTCGAGATGACTAGAGCTTTTTATAAGCTTATCAATCCCGGCGTCGATTGGTGGGACGACGCAGTCTTAGTAGTTTGTAACTACTATACCCTCTTTACTCAAGCAGACCTTGAGACATATAGGAATATGAGGACTCAAATTCGTACCGGATGGTACGATTTTAACCTCAATTTCTTTATGAAGGATAAATTTTTCAAACATATGTATGATAAATATTATTCCAACAAGGATCTGTATGAGTTTGAAGAGAAAATTCCAGAAAGCTGGGATTCTCTCAGATCTACTTTTGGTAGAGTCAGTACACGCGGCCAGCCCATGGGCGTAGCTTCGTCGTGGCCTCTATTACCTCTTGTTAGCATTTTTTCCTTCGAAAAGGCTTCAAATGCGCAAAGGATAGAGATATCGAGAACTGTGAATAAATCTATTCAAGGATTCGATAACTTGACTTTAACCAAGACCTTCATGGGAAAAAGGCAGAAGTTGACATTAAAAAGGTCAGTTCCGCTTAATTACCGTGATATTTTGGTCACAGGTGACGACGCAGTCGCGAAAATGACAAAACTCGAGTCAATTAAACATAATGTTTACTTGAACTCATTGGGTTCTGTCGTTAGCCCGACTAAGGACTATTATAGTCCGTCGTACGCCATTTATACCGAGATCATGTATCAACATGGTACGATGTTGCCAATATACCCAATGGGTTTTATATTGGCACCAACGTCCACGAGACAATGTACTTGGTATAGCCAGCCTCTTGCCATAAGATGGGTAGAAGCGAAATATAAGATTAAAATTAATCTTAAATTTTCGCCATATTACTATCTATGGAAAAATTTGCTGGATCAGGGGATTCCGATTTGGTCTGACCCCGTATTTGGTGGATTAGGATTATCCTTCCCCAAACACGAGGGTTTTAGAAGACACGCGAGTAGGGTATGGCTCTTGGTTAACAAGAATTTAAAAACCATCCTCAATCTCTCGCCGGATTTGCCTGAGTTAGATTTAACTAAAGACGGATTAATAACCGCTCCTGCTGATACTTCGGAAGTTCCGAAGACCACAGAAAGGAGACTCCGCGCCGGGATCAAAGTAAAAACTATTGATTTATCGGTACGGACTAAATTAATTCCGTCCCCAGTCTTGACCTTGCCTTTAAAAGTATGGGATCAGATCTATCGTTCAAAAAATACTTGGAACCAATTATATGGCCAAGTACCTAAGGAAAAGGATGAACCCTCATTAAGAGAGTACATCGATTCTTTTCCAACGAAAGAAATGACCTTGACTCGAAGACAAGTTCAAAGTCTAGAAGAAGAAGTCCAGTTGGTTTTGCAGACAACAGTAGATATCCCATGGGGATACTACGTTGCTTTCAAGCCCACCTTTGGCCTTCTTTTGCCATCGACTCAGTGTCCTGTCTACTATTTTAATAATAGAGACTTAGACATGAGAACCTCAGC